ATCTCCTACTTGAACATCTCCAGCAGACTTTAAGCCATCTGGTGTTCTAACTTTTGTTGCAACGTCAAGTGAGTTACTCCATGGTATTCCAAGAAATCCATATGGAGAGTCTGGACTATAAAATCCATATGGGCTAAATGAAAACGGAGCAAATCCAAACGGAGTAAATCCAAATGGAGTAAATCCAAATGGTGCAAAGGAGAATGTTGTAGTTACGTTATTTGATGCACTAGATGTTGAAGAATTTCCATTAGCGTTTGTAGCATAAACAGTATAGGTCTGTGCAGTTCCTTGTTCTTGATTAACGTCAACAGAAGTAGTTGATCCATTTACTGAACCTGTTTTACCATCACTAGATGCCCAAGTGTAACCAGTTATTGCACTACCACCACTTGCTGGAGCAGACCATGTAACACGATCAACACCTGCTGATGGAGAACTTGCTGATGGTGCACTTGGTGTTGCTGGAACTGTTGTTGCTGTAATAGAACTAGATGCACTAGAAGCATTAGAAGTTCCAACTACGTTTGTTGCTGTTACTGTAAATGTATAAGCAGTATTAGATTGTAAACCCTCTACAGTTAATGGCGAAGAAGCACCAGATGCTGTATAACCGCCAGGGGATGAAGTAACTGTAAATGATGTAATTGGTGAACCATTACTTCCACCAGATGTAAAAGAAACGCTTGCTGCGCCATTATTAAATGCACGAGATGTGCCAATATTTGTTGCAGAAACATTTATAGGTGCATTAGGTTTCCCCGCACCCTGAAAACCTAAGCCTCTTACGCCTGCTCCTCTTCCACCAATAATGGGCATTTATTTTTCCCCTTATGCAAACTTTGTCTGTGATCCAAAGACTGTAAAAGCAGCGTTTCCTGTTTTTACTATGGTATATGAATAGATATCGATGCTGTTTGTGTTACCTGCAGATGGTGCTGTACCATTCTGCCACTTTGGAGTTACACTAGAGCCATCAATTTGAAATCCTGTTGGATAGTAAGCAGTTGATCCATTTGTTACAAAAAATACAACAGTAACAGAATCATTTGTTGTAAGCACACTGTTTAAAGTATTGCCTGAATCACCTCTAACATTTAATGTCCAGTTGGCTGATGCATTTGAAGTGTAATATAAAATTCCACTTGTTAAAGTATCTAAATTAATAGTTCCAGTAGCAGCAGTTGCAGAAACTGACCATCTCTCTTCTGGAGCCTTTAAAACTGGTTGGTTTGCTAATAGATTTGTAATTGTTGAATTAGTTCCAAAAACAAGTGCTCCAGTACCAGTCTCATCAGAAATAACTCCTGCTAATTCTGCTGAAGAAGTTGCTGCAAAAACATCCAACTTGTTATTTGTAAGAGCAACAGTACCTGTAGCATCTGGTAAAGTGATGGTACGATCTGCAGTAGGATCTGTTACTGTTAAAGTTGTTTCAAAAGCATTTGCTGACGAACCTTCAATAATAATTGAAGAATCATTAAGTGTCAAACCAGTAACAATTGGACTTGTTAAAGTTTTATTTGTAAGTGTTTGTGCTGTTGAAAGATCTGCTGTAATACTAGTATTAATACTAAAAGAGTTATCAGTTAGTGTTAATCCGTTACCCGCAACAAAAGTTCCAGCACCTGAAAATTGAGTAAATTCAATTGGGTCTGTACCTACTGTTCCAACAGTGTTTACCTGTACGTAACCTTTGTTATCGTTTACTGTTCCTCCAGTTACGAATACAAAGTCTCCTCCGTCAATTTCGGCAGGAGAATCAAAGTCTGCTGCTCTAGATGGTGCTCCTGATGCTGCTACTACATAAATACCGTTTTGAGATGCAGTTGATTGATTCTTAACAAGAATTCTATTACCAGTTGCAAGGGTTACGCCATCAAGAACATCTCCATTTTCAACATCTGTAGCAAGAGTAATATTAGCGGTTGTTGCAGCCACTACGGAAGCATGGATGTGAAGCCCTTCTCCAAGAGCATCTACATAAGCCTTTGTTGCTGCATCTGCTGCGTCAGTTGGTGTTCCAAGGCCTGTGATCTTAGATGTACCCATTGCAATAGCGCCAGTCATGGTTCCACCAGATAATGATAATTTATTATTAATTTGTGTTTGAATTGCTGATGTCACACCATTCAAGTATCCAATTTCAGTATCTGAAACATCTGTTACTCTGGCTTGAATTGCTGTTGTATCTACTGAAATTGCACCAGTTGTATCGTTGTATGATAAACCTGTGCCAATTGCATTTCCAATTGCATCTTGTGCTCTTTCATCTGTAAAATATTTATTGCCTGAACCTTCTGAAAGATTATCTGTACTAGCAGGAATATTTGTTAAAAGCGCAACAGTTCCTGATTCATTTTGAATAGTAATTGTTCTGTCAGCAGTTGGGTCAATTACTTGAACTGTAGTCTCGTAGGCATCTGCTGTTGCACCTTCAAAAACAATTGCAGTTTTTGTATTAACATTTGAATTAGCATCAAGTGAGGCAACTCCATTTGCTGCATCTTTTTGTGTTAATGGTACGTAATCTGAAAAACTTCCACCCATATCTGTAGCGTCTAAAAAGTAAGTTAAACTTGACCAATGATTTGTGCCATCACCAATCTTAAATTTATTAGTGTCTGATTCCCAACCAATTTCTCCAGCATTAAGAATTGGATTTGCTGATGTCCATTGGGATGCAGTTCCTTTACGTTGTTGCATTCTAGTTGCCATTATTACTCCTCCTGGGGTATGTGTATATTATAACAGATAATTAATTAAAATTATCAGTTGCTGTTCCACCAACCCATGTATATTCCCATGAGTTTGTATTATAAGATCCTGCACTTACAAGAACTCCAGGTTCATCATAAGATCCACCACTAACAAATTTACTAACAATTAATCCACTACCATCAATTGATGTGTCATGAATATGGTCTTGTAATGTTTCTGCATCTTCAAGTGTTGCAATTGGATACCAAGTTGCACTATAGTAAACATGGACTCTTTCAGTTAATGTATCAAACCATAATGCACCATTACTTGGTGATGATGGTGCAGTACCACTAACTGGAATTGATACTGAACTAATTAGGTTATCTACATATGCTTTAGTTGCAGCATGTGAATTTTGAGTAGGTGTGGCAACTGTAACAACATCTCCGAAAATACCGCCTAGCGCTACATTCAAACCATGTTTGACTTTAAAGTCTTTATTTACTGTTGCCACTACCGACCTCTATTCTTAATTATGCTTCGATGTAAATCTTGTGCACTTTAACAGCAGTATCTGCTGATGCACCAGTTACCTGAAGAAGAACGTTTCCACCACTGTAAACAGCGTTAGTAGTTCCTAGTTCAGCATTGCTGATTACATCTGCATACTCTGTTAAGTAAACGTTATTTGATCCATCAACTGTAACAAGTAGTTCAATTACTTCAATATCAGTACCCTTTTTCATTTGTACGATATATTTAGCAGATGAATATGTTGCTACTGCCCATGTATCAATTGTTGTTGCTGAAGTTGAAGCGGTAGCAAGAGCAGAACCCATAAGGGCGTCTGCAAGTGTTACTGATCCTACAGTTACTCCACTGAATGTTGGTGTTGCACCTGAGTGAATGTCTTGTGGTGTAGATAATGTAACTGAACCAGTTGCAGCAGATACTGATACTTGATTTGTAGTTCCAGTAAGACCTGTTACACCTGAGTTAGAGATTGCACCAGTTGTATCATTGTATGACAAACCAGTTCCAACTGCATTACCTACTGCATCTTGTGCACGTTCATCTGTAAACCAAAGATTTACTGGTGATCCATCTTCTGCAATGTCATCAGTTACAAGTGTGCGGGTTCCACCAAGTGAGGTAGATGTTCCGTTAATTGTGATTGCAGAGTTTGACAAAGCATTGTTTGGAATGTTTGTCAGTGTATTTGCTGAACCACTAATTGACTTGTTTGTAAGTGTCTGTACACTAGAAATATCTGCAGTAACTGTAGTGTTAATGCTAAATGAGTTACCAGTTAGTGTTAAACCATTACCTGCTAGATATGTACCAGCACCTGAGAATTGTGAAAATGCAATTGCATCTGTTCCAATTACTGCTGGACGATTTGTCTGTACCCAGCCAGTTCCAGCATTTGCTGTACCAGCGTAAACAAATATAAAGTCACCAGAGTCAACTTCTTGTGCAGTATCAAAGTCTGTAGCACGAGATGGTTGACCTGAAGCCTGTACTACATAAATACCGTTTTCTGCTTGATTTGTTTGATTCTTAACAAGAACACGATCTCCAGTTGCAAGAACTACACCATCAAGAGTGTCTCCATTTTCAAGAGCATTTGCTAGGTTAACGTTTACAGTTGTTGCTACACGAGCAGCCTCATGAACATGAAGACCTTCTGTTACTGAGTCTACATAAGCCTTTGTAGCAGCATCTGTTCCATCTGTTGGTGTTGCAAGGCTTGTAATTTTTTGGCTGTTCAAAGATACTGCACCATTTGGAACACCTACAGAGTTAAGTGTAAATTCTGCAGGGTCTACAGAAATTGCTCCTGAAGTATCATCATAATCAAGACCGTTACCTACAGCAAGGCCTACAGCATCTTGTGCTCTCTCGTCTGTGAAGTACTTGTTTGTTGAACCTTCTGCAATATCATCAGAACCAAGGGTACGTGAACCACCAAGAGATGTTGATGTACCGTTAATAGTAATTGCTGAGTTTGACAACTTCTCATTTGCAATTGATCCTGCAAGCATTGTGTTTGTTACAGATCCTGTATCGCCAGTTGTTACAACAGTTCCAGTAACGTCTGGAAGGGTAATTGTACGGTCTGCTGTTGGGTTTGTTACTGTAAGAGTTGTCTCGTTAGAATCTGCTGATGAACCTTCAAAAACAATGCTTGAATCTGAAAGTGCAAGTCCTGAAACCACTGGGCTTGTAAGAGTCTTGTTTGTAAGAGTTTGTGTGTCAGATGTTCCAACTACTGAACCAGTTACACCGTGTACTCCAGAAGAAGCGCCTGTGTGAGTTGTAAGATCTGAAGAAGCAGCCTTATTATTTAACTGTGTTTGAATTGCTGATGTAACACCATCTACATAGTTAAGTTCTGTTGTAGAAAGAGTTGCTCCATCAAGAATGTTAAGTTCTGTAGAACTTGCAGACATAACAACATCTTCATTAATCTTTGGTGATGTTAGTGTCTTGTTAGTAAGTGTTTGTGTATTAGTTGTTCCAACTACTGCACCAGTTGCACCGTGTGCTGCTGTAAGGTTTGCGTGTGTTGTAACATCTGAAGTAAGTGCTACTGTTCCAGTTGCATCTGGAAGTGTAATTGTGCGATCTGCTGTTGGGTCTGTAACTGCAAGTGTTGTTTCAAAAGCATCTGCTGTTGCACCTTCAAAAGTAATTGATGTATCAAATACACCAACTGCTGCAGGGTTTGACCATTGAACGCCATATGTTGCTCCTGACGCTGCTGTAAGAACTTGTCCATCTGATCCAATGCCAAGACGTGCTACTGCATCATCTGCACTACCTACTAATAAATCACCTTTAGCATCAATTGTGCCTGCAGTGATTATGTTTTTTCCTGCAACGGTCGCAGTTGATCCTTCAACTACCAGTCCCGCTTTTACTCTAAAGTCTTTTGTTACGGTTGCCATCTTTTATCTCCTTAGTTAGGCCTTTAATCCCATACGCATGTAGCGTAGAGTTATAGGTGTGATTCCCCCTACTGGAACAACAGTTAGTGAAACTATGTCTCCAGCCCTTGAAACAGAGATGGTGCCAATATTCCCATCATTTTCAACTATTCCATATTGACTAACGGATACATCTGTTCCGTCAACTAATATAGACAATTCTGTAGAAGAGTATTTATTTCCTCCATTTGCAACATGCTTAATAGAGATCATATATTTCATTGATCTCCACTCGCTTGCTAAAAAGTTATCAAATACTGTTGAGTTTTCAATTCCATTGATTGTTGACTCATTATTACCATCTGAACCAAGATCGGTAGATCTAGCAGAAGAACTATCAATTAAATCTACATAGTCTTCTTGTGTTGGCCTATCGCCAGTTTGAAATTTGGTCTTTATTGTTGCAATTGATACTTTTGCCATACGGATATTATATCATTCTTTTATAAAATATAATTATTTATGCCAATTATTTGAAGACCAATTCCAGGAACATTTGAATATGCTGTACCAATTCCAATAGTGCTAAATCTAACTCTGAATGGTAGTATTTCATTAATCTTTAACGATCTTGTTTTATAAATTATTTGAGATATTGGATAATCAACAGAGTTTATTTTTTTTGCTTTGTGGTTATCTACATCAATTATAACAGCGGACGCCATTATGACTCACTATTAGTTACATCTTCAATTATGGACATTGTGCCACGAGCAACTGTCCAAACCCTAGAATCATCACTTAACTCAATATCAAAAATATCCCCAGTTTCTAATAATACAGACTCATTTGCTGTAATTGAAACTGTAAACTCTCCAGCACCATCAACCTCTGTTTGAATTGGCTCAAGTTCAACAATTAGTTCTGCATTATCTGTAAAATCTCCAGGCTTTGTATTTGGTCTTTTAATTTCCATTGCAATTGTCCAGTCAGGAATATTTAACGGATCTTTATTATCATCCGTAACATAAACACGAAATGAGGCGGTATCTCCACGAACAACTGTCCACAATACGTTTGGTGGTGTTAAGCCAACTGAATAAGAATTTTGTTGTGACGATCTTAGTGTTGCCATTATGATAATCCTGCTTTCAGTGATCCCCAACTACCGTTTCCTTTTGGCTGGCCAACAATTAATATTCCAGTAGTTGCGTTAGATTTTCCTACTATGGCTACTGCTCCAGAGCCAGTTGCTGGTTGTGTTACCGTTAGTCCTCCGCCATCTGCTACATAAAGAACATTGCCAGCAGTAAACGAATTTGTATTTGCATCAAGTATTACACCAGAAATAGTAACAACGCCATCTGCGTTATTTCCAATTGCAGAACTTGTTAATCCTAATACTGGAAATGTAGCAATATTGTCAGAGTCACATTTTCCTATTGTTGTTTTTGTGTTAAATCCAGTAACATAAACTGGTGTTGCCTTTGCAATTGTGGCACCACTTATATTCCTAACCTCTATTGTATGATTTACAAGATTAGGAAGAATAAGTTCAATCTGCTCTGCTAAATCTTGTAAATCTTCATGAATATTTACTGGATCGCTAGAAAGCGGATAAGGAAGATCGTAATTTGCGGTTGCACCTGATGCCATAATCTTATTATTATACCACTTCATAATCTAATATTTTTAATAAATATGCAAATTTTTTCATAAGATTGACTTTAATCCTCAAATCATGTTATAATTAATATACTACCGAAAGGTAGTTTTTGTTTCTAAGGAGGTAACACTAATGAGAAACATTGAAAAAAAGGTTTGGTTAGGGTTAGTATCTATTATTGGTTTAATTGCGCCTTTGAGCAATTCTGCCAATGCTTTAGATAATAATTTATTGACTAAGCAGTCTGTAGAAGTTGTTCCAGCCCCTCAAGGGGCTTTTCTAGTTTCTAAGGACAAAATATTAAAAAAATATGAAAATGCTCATAAATTAACTGATGAGCAGTTAGTTGAATTATTAAAGGCTATAGGTTTTAAAAATAATGCATTAAGATCAGCGTGTGCAGTTGCTAAGGCTGAATCTAATGGAAGACCTTTTGCCTTTAATGGTAATACAGAAACTGGTGATAGTTCTTATGGGGTATTTCAAATAAATATGATGGGAGAACTGGGTCCTGATCGAAGAGAAAAATTTGATTTAGATTCAAACGTTGAATTGTTTAATCCAGTTACTAATTCAAAAATTACATTTCACATGACTAAGGGTGGAAAAGATTGGTCGGCATGGTCATCTATGAATGGAACACGTTATTTAGAGTGGTATAACAAATACCCTTGCAAATAACATAAATTTAAAAAATACCCCCATTGTAAAAATACTTTGGGGGTTTTATTATTTATGATATTTTAAATACTAGTGAGGCAAAGACTCCATAACAAGCATTTGTTCTGTAAAGAAGTTGTCGTGTGGTTCACAGTGAATTGAAATATTAGACTTTTCAACATTGATATCTTCAACAACTTCAATATCTACGAAGCCA